TAGCATCATCGCAGGTCACGGCAGGCTTGCAGCAGCGCAGAAGCTAGACCTGAAACTGGTGCCGACCATAACGCTTGAAGGATTGTCAGAGGCGCAGCGCAAGGCGTATGTGATAGCAGACAACAAACTCACGGAGAACGGGGGGTGGGATTACGACCTGTTAGCGGTAGAGATTGAACGGCTGAAAGAGTTGGACGTTGACATCGACCTAACAGGCTTCGACCCGACTGAGTTGGATACCATTCTGGAGCCTGAAGTCGTAGAAGGGCTGACCGATGAGGACGAGGTGCCAGAAGCACCAGAGGTGCCTATAACCAAGCGTGGGGATGTCTGGATACTGGGTAACCATCGACTGATGTGTGGTGATTCTACGAGCATCGATGATGTGGACAAATTGATGGCTGGGCAGAAGGCCGATATGGTATTCACTGATCCGCCCTATGGTGTTGAGTATGAGGGTGGGCACAACAAGAAGAAGCGCCAGCAGATTATTGCGGACAATCTACAAGGTGACGATCTGACTGATTTGTTCTATGAGGCTCTGTCCTGTGCTGTAACCTCGACAAAAGATGGGGCCGCGTTTTATGTTTGGTTTGCATCAGGCAATTCTATTGAGACATTTGCATCATTATCAAAGCTGCCGCTGAAGCTTAGGGCGGTCATTCAGTGGTACAAAGTAAAATCTGGGCTTGGCGCATTCATGTCGCAGTACATACCTAACTGTGAGCCATGTATGTATCTTCACAAGGAAGGCATGTCTCCAGCTTGGTATGGGCCGACAACAGAGAAGACCGTGTGGGAGCAAAAAAAAGAGACGCGCAATGATTTCCACCCGACACAGAAGCCAGTGGCGCTGCCAGAGCGAGCAGTAACGAATAGTTCGAAGCAGGGAGATGAGATTCTTGATCTTTTCGGTGGTAGTGGCTCAACGCTAATCGCTTGCGAGAAGATTAATCGATCTGCTCGACTGATGGAGTTAGACCCCAAATACTGCGATGTCATAGTAGACCGCTGGCAATCGTTTACAGGCAAAACTGCACAGCTAGAACGACCACTGGAGGTGGCGAATGGCTAGACCACGCATACCCATAGACTGGGATCAGGTAGACAAAATGTGCGCTATTCACTGCACGGGAGAGGAACAGGCTGCAATTTTGGGCGTGAGTTATGACACTCTGAACCGAGCCTGCCAGCGTGAATACGAGATGAGTTTTGCTGAGTATTTCAAGCAAAAGGCCAGCCACGGGCGAATGAGCCTACGTCGCAAGCAATATACGGCTGCGATGGACGGCAATACGACGATGCTTGTATGGCTAGGAAAGAACTGGTTAGGTCAAGCAGATCAGCCAGAGACAGAGGCTCAAGATCTACCGCCAATCGTTATCGAGAGGGCGAGTGAGGCTTAGCAAGCCACAGGATGACATCTTCTTCAGTGACTCACGCTTCAGAGCTGTGGTCGCTGGGAGACGGTTTGGTAAGACATTCTTGTCTACCCACGAGCTTCTGCGAGCTTCTCTGTCGGGGAAGAATCGCAACTGCTGGTATGTGGCCCCGACGTACAAGGCAGCCAAAGAGATAGCATGGTCGTTCTTGACCGATGCGCTGCCAGATGGATATGTCAGCAAGCGCAACGAGTCATCGCTAACGCTTACACTCAAGAATGGTTCGACCATATCGCTCAAGGGAGCGGAGAAGCCTGACAACCTGAGAGGGAGGGCGTTGGACTTCGTGGTGTTAGACGAGTTCGCAGATATGCGGCCTGAGGCTTGGTACGAGGTTATCAGGCCATCGCTCTCTGATCGGCACTCAGTAGATAATCCCACGAGGGCATTGTTTATTGGCACACCGAAAGGAAGAAACCATTTCTACGACATTTGGACGCGAGGCGCGGATGCAGAGGAGGGCTGGCAAGCCTTTCAGTACACGACCATCGAGGGCGGTAATGTTGAGGCGGCAGAGATCGAGGCAGCGCGGAATGACCTAGACGAGCGGACGTTTCAGCAAGAGTACGAAGCCAAGTTCGTCAATTATCAGGGCATCATTTACTACGCCTTCAGTAGAGAGGAGAGCGTCGAGAAGGGCGCTATCGGTGATGATCTACACATTGGGATGGACTTCAACCTTGACCCAATGAGCGCAGCGGTATCGGTCAGGGATGGCGATACAATCCGCATCGTGGACGAGATCGTGATCTACGGCTCCAACACTGACGAGATGGTGGACGAGATACGGCAGAGGTATGGGGATAGACGCATAACGATCTACCCAGACCCAGCAAGCAAACAAAGAAAGACCAGTGCGGGAGGGCGGACAGACCTGTCAATCCTTCAGAACGCAGGGTTCACGGTGAAGGTGCGTAACAGCCACCCCGCCATCAGAGACAGAATCAACAGCGTCAACAGTAGGCTCCGTTCTACCACAGGCGCTCGGAAGCTGTTTGTCGATCCCAAGTGTAAGCAGACCATCGCTTCGCTTGAACGACAGACGTACAAGGAAGGAACTAGCCAGCCCAACAAGGACGATGGCTACGACCATATGAATGACGCGCTGGGTTATCTGGTCGAGTACCTGTACCCAATCAGAAAACAACGTGACGTGGAACAACCAGTGAGGTGGAGCTAGTGAACAGCAATATCGAGTATCAGCATCCCGACTATGATGCCAACGAGAACAGGTGGGAGCTTTATGTGCGCTCATACCTTGGTGGCGAGGAGTATCAGGCAGGCAACTACCTGACAGGCTACCAGAACGAGTCGGAGAACGAATACGCTCGGCGCATCAATCTGACCCCGATTGATAACCACTGCCGCAACGTTGTCCACATTTACAGTTCGTTCTTGTGGCGCACTCCCCCAGTTCGGGTATTTAACTCGCTTGCAGGCAATCCAGCCCTCGATGCGATGGTCAAAGATGCCGACCTTGATGGCGCGAGCATTAATAGTTTTATGAAGCAGGCACAAGTGTGGTCATCCGTTTATGGTCACGTCTGGATTCTTGTGGATAAGCCAGAGTCCAACGCACAGACACGAGCGGAGGAGCTTGACCAAGACATCCGGCCCTACCTGTCACTGTTCACCCCTGAGAACGTATTTGACTGGAAGTGGGAGCGCACACCATCAGGGCGCTTTGAACTGACCTACCTGAAGCTGCGTGAAGCTGTAGACCGTGAGAACGCCACCACGAAGGTGAGCTATTACCGCATCTGGCGCAAAGACACGATCCAACAGTGGAAGTCTGACGGCGACAAGGAACAGATGATTAGCGAGATCGACAACCCACTAGGCAAGATTCCAGCGGTATACCTGCCAGCACAGCGCAGTGTGACCCGTGGTGTGGGGGTGAGCGACCTGTCAGACATCGCTTACATGCAGAAGGCCATCTATTCGGAACTGTCTGAGATCGAGCAGCTAATTCGTATCAGCAACCACCCCTCACTTGTAAAGACCTATGACACAGATGCGAGTGCGGGAGCGGGGGCGGTCATCAACGTGCCTGATGATATGGACAACTCAGTGCAGCCGTACCTGTTGCAGCCTTCAGGACAGAACATTGGCAGCATTCGTGAGTCCATCAAGGACAAGGTCGAAGCGATCAACCGTATGGCCCAGATGGGCACTGTACGCGGAACCGATGCCAAGACGATGTCAGGCATTGCCATGCAGACCGAGTTCCAGATGCTTAACGCCAAGCTGTCAGAGAAGGCTGATCTGCTAGAACTGGCCGAAGAACACTTGTGGACGTATTTCTGCAACTGGCTAGACGTAACGCCAGACGTGGAGGTGTTCTACCCCGACAGCTTCGATATCCGCGATTACGACAAAGAATTGACGTTTTTGCAGCAGATGAAAGCCAGCGGTGTTAGGTCAGCCACCCTCGCTCAAGAGGTAGACAAGCAGATCGCAGACCTTGTGCTGGATGATGACAAGCTGGCGAAGTCTCACGTCGAGATTGAAGGGCAGACGCAGGTTCTAGGCCAATTCCCAGTGGAGGGTGAGGCGTAGCAATGGCGGCTGATGATGTCTATGAAAATATCCAAGAGGCTATGGAAGATCGGCACAAGGAGTTCTTGTCCAACGCTTTCGACCTAACCGAGCGGGATATGGCCGACCTTATACAGTCGGCACCGGACAGCGCAGGCAAGCTATTTGACTTGGAGTGGGCGGTAAACGCTCGCTCTGAGATGCGCCGTATACTGGAAGACGATTATCTATCAAGCGTACAGACCGTTCTGGGCGACTACAGAGGCCTCTCAGACGATTTGCAGGAGATGCTAGGTACCTATGGAAACTTCGCAAAAGTCCAGCCAGAGGTCATTTCAGGGCTTCAGAGGCTATCATTCCAAGGCTTTGAGGCTTTGGCGCAGTCACAGCTGGATGCCTTGGCAAACGGTGTCTATCAGGCAACCTTGTCTGGTAGGTCGAAACAGGACTTCATTTCAGAGGTCAGGGGGCGAATCAATGGAATCTATCAAGCAAGCGATCAGGCAGAGATTGAAGAACTGGTGGAGGTGGCTAAGACAACAACTGGAGCCACGCAACAGGCAGCGGTTGATCGACTCCATAGCGTTTACAACTCAGATCGCCTTGGTAATAACCTTCGGCGTTATGCGACAACTTACGCAACGGATTCAATCAATCAGTTCTCGGCTTCGCTCACGATTAACATCGCAAACGAGGCGGGAGTAGAGGAATTCAGGTATCGGGGCAACGTGATACGCGATACGCGAGACTTCTGCGAAACGCACGTCAACAAGACATACACCCGTGACGAGATCGCGGAGATATGGCAGGGAAGCTGGGCAGGCAAGAGTCCGGGCGATCCATTCATAGTGCGAGGGGGTTACAACTGCCGTCATCGCTGGATACCAATAGTCGAGGAATAACATGTCCAAAGAATTAGACCGAGCCAAGAATCTGGTCGCTAGACGACCAATCCCACCCGCGATTCGTGAACTGCTGGAGCCATTGGCAGCGGCTGCACCAGAAGACGAGAAGCTGGAATTTGATGATCTATATGGAATCGTGAGCGTACTGCTGCCACTACCCAAGAAAGCAAAAGGAAAAAAAGATGCCAAGTCATTACGGACACAGCAAGACGAAAAAGAAGAAGCCGATGAACCGAAGGAAGAAGGCTAAAAAGTAACCCGCTAGCTGTTGACATTTCTCAAAAGCTGGTATACTCCCCCCACTCGTAAGAGGTTCGCACATGAGCGATGAAGTCATGGTTGAAAGCACTGACACTGAACCAGTGCAAGATACGGAAGTTCAGGAAAGCAAGACGTTTACCCAAGAGGAGCTAGACCGCATCGTTGCGGATAGAGTCGCTAGGGAGAAACGTAAGCACGACAAACAGCTAGAAGGCATCGACATCAACGAAGCTCGCCAGATCATGCTTGAGCGTGAACAGGCGAACATAGAACGCCAAAAGGAAAAAGGCGAGTTCGAGTCGGTACTAAAGCAGACTGTCGAAAAGAAGGATCTGGAGATTGCCGCCATGCGGATGGCGTTGGAAACCACCAAGATAGACGGTGCGTTACTGACGGCAGCCAGCAGGCACAACGCTGTAGATTCTGAGCAGGTATCGCAACTGCTGCGTAATCGTGTAAAACTCTCCGACGATGGTTCGGTTGAAGTATTAGACGATAACGGCGCGGTCAGATACAACGACAAAGCCGACCCCCTCTCTGTTGATGAGTTGGTGGGTGACTTTCTTACGGCTAACCCGCATTTCGTCAGAGCCTCCCAAGGTGGCGCTGGCACGCAGGGGATGGCTGGTGGCTCCACGCAGAAGCC